TGGCGCCGGGCGGTCCACAAGGCGATGGAAGCGCTGAGCGTGGGCGACCCGGACAGTGCAGCGGCGATCCTGGAAGCCCAGATCGAGCACTAGTGCGGATAGTAGACAGGAGACGAACATGCAAATCACATGGCTCGGCCGCATCGGGCGGCACACAGTGACCATCGGCGGCCCGCGCGAGGTGGACGCCGCGGAGGCTCGACGCATCTTCGCGGGATGGAAGCGTGCACGCGCGAAGGACGGCACGCGCATCGAGGTGGACGGGTTGACCATTCGCGCGTGGCGCTCGATCGCGGGGCCGCGACCGTGACCGCCGAAATCGACATTCAGCAGGACATCCTGCTCGCCCTGGGGCAGCGTTCGGACCTGTGCCGGCTGTGGCGCATCAACGCGGGCACCACGCGGGCCTGGGATGCGCCTCGCGCGATCAAGGGCGCACCAGCTGGCCACCCGGACGTGACGGGCATCATCAAGGGCGGGCGCTGGTTCGGCCTCGAGGTGAAGAAGCCCGGCGAGAAGCAGACCGAGCAGCAAGTACGCTTCGAGGCCATGGTCGTGCGCTTCGGCGGGCTCTACGCCGTCGTGCGCAGCGTGGCCGAGGCGATCGCCACGGTCGAGCGGTGGGCGGCGTGAGCGGCCTGGTGCACGAGGCGTCCGTCGGCGCCACCGTGGAATGGTACACCCCGGCGTGGCTGTTCGAGCGCCTCGGCCTGGCGTTCGACCTCGACCCGTGCCACCCGCGCCCACGGCTGCCCTGGGTGCCCGCCCGCGAGGTCTACAGCCTGCCCGACGACGGCCTCGCGATGCCGTGGTTTGGGCGCGTCTGGTGCAATCCCCCGTATGGGCGCGAGACCGTGCGCTGGCTGCGTCGGATGGCCGAGCACCGCAACGGCGTGGCGCTGGTCTTCGCTCGCACCGATCCCGACTGGTTCCACGAGGTGGCGGCCCTGGCTGGCGGCGTGCTGTTCCTGCGTGGCCGCGTGCGCTTCGTCGGCCCCGATGGCCTCCCGCCGCTCGGCAAGGACGGCAAGCCAGGCACCCCCGGCGCTGGCTCGATGCTGCTCGCCTGGGGCGCCGAGAACGTGCAAGCGCTGGAGCGCTCCGGGCTGGGCACGCTGATGGTACGCCTCTGGTGAGGACCCCCGAACAACGCCAGGTCGACCAGCTGCGCCTCGACCTGCTGGCGGCATCCATCCGGGACCTGCGCGCCACCGGCCGCCGACTCGACGTCACCGCAGCGATCGCCATGCTGACGCCCCTGCAGGCCGAGGTGATGACCCGCGCGCTCGAGCACCTCGCGGCCGGTCGGCGCCGCCCGAACCTGAGCCGTATCGCGCGCGAGCTCGGGCTCCACCACAACACCGTGCGCGAGGCGTACAACGCAGCCAGCATCAACGTCGGGGCCGCTCTAACCGGCCAAGTACAATAAGCGTAACTTGTGGCCAGCCCGGAAAAACGGTAATGTCAAGAACCAACTGGGGAACCCTGCCCGCTGCCGAGAGGTGGCGGGCTTCGTGCGTGGGCGGTCGTGGGGCGCATAACCTGCGATCCGCCTGGCGCGCCATCCGTGGAGGTGCCGCATGTCTCTGCTTGCAAAGGCTGCTCGCCTCAACGAGGCCGCACGCCGTCGCATGTTCCGCCGCCCTGCCGAGGTGCTCGCGCCCGTGCCTGTGGCTGTGGACGTCCCCCGCTACGCTGCGCAGCTGGCCCCGGTTGAAACCGTCGAGACGATGGCGTTCGATTCGGTGCTGGCTCGCCGCGAGGCGCCCGACGCCGTGACGGGCCTGATCGCCACCTGGGCGCACGCGCTCGATGGCGAGACCAACCCGTTCGTGCCCGAGGCCGAGTGCTACGAGGCCGCGACCAGGAACCACGCCGCCAGCCGGGCGCCCTATGGCCCCGAGGTGACGCGCGTGGTGCTGGCGGTCTCACCGGCCGGTGGGCAACGGGTCGCCGTGGTGGTGGGCCGACTGTCGGCCTTGCACCGGGCGTACCCGGACCAGGCGACGCTGGCGACGTGGGCTGAGGCCGGCGTGCTCCGCGGGCGGGGTGCGACCCTGCTACAGATGGAACTGCGGGTTTAGGGCCGTGGCGCTCTCGGCGAAGCGGGCCCGGTTTGTCGAGGAGTACCTCGTTGACCTGAACGCGACGCAGGCCGCCATCCGGGCGGGATACTCTCCCGGGAAAGGTACTCGCAGCGCCGAGGTGCAGGCTGAGCGCCTGTTGAGAAATGCTGAGGTTCGGGCGGCGATCGCCGAAGCCAAGGAAGCGCGGTCGATTCGGACCCGCATTACCCAGGACCAGGTCCTGCAGGAGTTGGCGCGGCTGGGCTTCGCGGACGTGCGCAAGGTGGCGAGCTGGGACAAGACGTCCCTGTCGCTCAAGGTCTCTTCCGACCTGGACGACGACGCCGCGGCCGCCGTGGCCGAGGTCGCGATGACCGAGCACGGGCCGAAGATCAAGCTCCACGACAAGCTGGGAGCCTTGACCAAGCTCGGCAACCACCTCGGACTCTTTAAGGAGAAGGTCGAGGTGACGGGCAAGGACGGCGGCCCCATCGAGGTGAGCGACGCGCATGCCCGACTGGCTGAGCTCGTTGATCGCGCTGCCCGAGGGGCGACGCGGCGAGGTGATAGCACGCCTGACGCCTGAGCAGGCCGAGGCGATCGCCTACGACTGGGCGGTCTGGGGCCGGCCCGACCAGCAACCCCCGCCGGGCGACTGGCGCACTTGGTTGGTCAAGGCGGGCCGCGGGTGGGGCAAAACTCGCGTCGGTGCGGAGTGGGTCCGCCTGACGCACAAGACGGTGGGGCGCATCGCCCTGGTCGCACCAACCGCAGCCGACGCGCGGGACGTCATGGTCGAAGGTGAATCCGGGATCCTGGCGGTCTCGCCGGCATCCGAGCGGCCCACCTACGAACCCTCGAAGCGCCGGCTCACCTGGGCCAACGGGGCGATCGCCACCACCTATTCAGCCGACGAGCCCGACCGCCTGCGCGGCCCGCAGCACGGCGCCGCCTGGTGCGACGAGGTCGCCGCCTGGAAGTACCCAGCAGCCTGGGACATGCTCATGTTCGGCCTGCGCCTGGGTTCCGACCCGAGGTGCCTGGCCACCACCACGCCCAAGAGCGTGCCGCTCATGCGGGCGATCGCCGCGGACCCGCACACGATCGTGACGCGCGGGCGCACCTACGACAACGCCGCGAACCTGGCCGAGGCGTTCCTCGCCGCGATCGTGCGCAAGTACGAGGGCACCCGCCTCGGCCGCCAAGAGCTCGACGGCGAGGATCTCGAAGACAACCCCGGCGCGCTCTGGCAGCGTGCGCGCATCGACGAACTGCGCGTCGTGAAGGCGCCCGAGCTGGTGCGCGTCGTGGTCGCGGTCGACCCGGCGGCCACCTCGGGCGAGGACAGCGACGAAACAGGCATCGTGACCCAGGGCCGAGGCGTTGACGAGCACGGCTACGTGCTCGCGGACGATAGCCTGCGAGGCACGCCCGACGCCTGGGGCCGCGCGGCCGTCCGCGCCTACCACCTCCACCGCGCCGATCGGATCGTGGCCGAGGCGAACCAGGGCGGCGAAATGGTCGCTCACGTCATTCACACCGTGGACCCGAACGTCCCTGTGACGCTGGTTCACGCCAGCCGCGGCAAGCAAACCCGCGCCGAGCCCGTGTCGGCCCTCTACGAGCAGGGCCGCTACCACCACGTCGGCTGCTTCGCGCACCTCGAAGACCAAATGTGCCAGTGGGAGCCAGGTCTCGCCTCGCCCGACCGCATGGATGCCCTGGTCTGGGGCGGACACGAGCTCATGCTGGGCGGGAAGGAGCTGAACTTTGCCTAACCTGGTTCAGCGCCTGTCGGCCGCGCTCAAGGCGTTTCGCGTGGGTTCCGCCGTGGTCGAGCACCACGAGGCCACCTGGGGCCACAACACCGAGGCGTTCGCGCCCGCGGAATACGGCGACTACCTGGCAACCTGCTCGGCAGTGTACGCCTGCGCCAACCTGCGCGCGCGCAACATGGCCGGTCTGCCACTCAGGATCTTGCGGGCTGACGGTTCCGAGGTGGAGACCGGCCCCGCCGTCGACCTGCTCGCGCGCGTCAATCCGTTCTGGACGGCCAACCGCCTGATCCAGATGACCGAACTGAGCCTGTGCCTGTGGGGCCAGGCGTGCTGGGTGCTGGAGCGCGGCGCCTCGGGTCGGCAGACGCCATCAGAAATCTGGTGGGTGCGGCCCGACCGTATGAAGCCCATCACGCACCCGACGGAGTACCTTGCCGGCTGGGTGTACGAGCACAACGGCGAGCGCCTCGCGTTTAGCGCCGACGAGGTGGTTTGGTTCCGCTACCCGAACCCGCTCGACGAGTTCGCCGGCCTGAGCCCGATCGCGTCGACGCGCCTGGCCATCGAGACGGGCACGGCCGCCCTGCGCTCGAACCGCAACGTGTTCGCGAACGGCACTCAGCTCGCGGGCGTCGTGAGCCCGGCGGACAAAGACACCTCGTGGACGCGCGAGCAGGTCGACGGCCTGCGCGAGATGCTGGACAAGCGCTTCAAGGGCGTGGACAAGGCGCACCGCCTTGCCGTGCTCGGCCAGGCGGCCAGCTTCGCGCCGATGAGCATCAGCCCGAAGGACGCTCAATTTGTCGAGCTGATGCGCTGGACGCGGGGCGACGTGGCGATGGTCTACCTGACCCCGCCCGAGCTCATCGGCGACCACGAGCACGCGACCTATTCCAACATCGACCAGGCGTACAAGGGTTTCTGGACCGATTGCCTGGTGCCCGAGGCGAGCATGATCGCGGCCGAGATCACGGAGCAGTTGCTCCCGATGTTCGGCCAGGGCCTGGTGGCCGAGTTCGACACCTCGGGGATCGCATCCCTGCAGGAGGACCGTGCCGAGGTGACGGCGCAGGCCCAGACCTGGTGGTCTATGGGCGTGCCGCTCAATCGCGTGCTGCAGGAGTTCGCCCCGCACCTGCTGCCCGAGGGCGGCAAGGGGTACGCCTGGGGCGACGACAAGGGCGGGGCCGCGCCACCGGCCATGGTGCCCGGTGCGCAGGCCGAGACGCCGCCAGTACCAGGCAAGGCCAAGAGCTACACCTCGAAGGCGATTGCCCTCGGGAGCCCCGAGCACCGGACGCGCGCCAAGGCGTTTGGGCGCCGCGCAGACCGCCACGAGGCGGACACGCGCGCGGCGGTGGTGGCCATGTTCAAGCGTCAGGGCGAGGCCGTGAAGGCCCGCCTGCGCGCCGGCAAGGCGATCGCCACCAAGGCGGGCGCGCTCTGGGACGACGATTGGGACGACGAAGCCGCAGCGGACATTTTGCCGCTGCTCGCGCGCGCCTCGCAGGACGCTGGCGACTCCGTCATGGATGAACTGCGGGTCGACGTGGCGTTCGACGTCTCCCGGCCCGAGGTGGTGTCGTTCCTCGCGGAGCGTGCCCAGCGGTTCGCCACGCAGGTGAACGGCACGACCTGGGAGGCTCTCAAGGGCTCGCTCAACGACGGCCGCGAGGCTGGCGAGGGGATCGACGAGCTCGCGGCCCGCGTCGACGAGGTGATGGGCGACCGCATCCGCTCGAGCGCGGAGACCATCGCACGCACCGAGACGATCGGGGCGCTGAACGGCGGGGCGCTACTGGCGGCCCAGGCGTCGGGCGTCGTGTCCGGCAAGGGGTGGCTCGCCGCCCTAGACGGCCGCGAACGCGACACGCACGCCGCCGCGCACGAGCAGTACCAGGCCGCACCGATCCCGCTCGATGCCGACTTCCAGGTCGGCGCCGGCGCGGGGCCTGCGCCCGGCCAACTGGGTGCCGCGGAAGAGGACATCAACTGCCGCTGTTCGATGACCTGGGAGGTTGAAGACGGCGAAGACACGCGCACGGTGCGGCCCGAGGTGGTGTCCGCGATCCAAGCCTGGGCACGGAGGAACGCGCCATGAGGGGACACGCGAAGGCGGTCCTGGTGGAAACGAAGGCCGACGAGAACGGCGTGAACGTCTACACGTTCCGCGCTACCTCGGAAGCCGTCGACCGTCAGGGCGAGGTGGTGACGCTGGACGGCTGGGACCTCGACAACTACGAGGCCAACCCGGTGATCCTGGACAGCCACAACTACACCGGCATCGAGGCGATCGTCGGCCGGGCGCTGCCGCCCCTGCGGATGACCGACAAGGGCATCGAGGCCGACGTCGTGTTCAACACCACGCCCAAAGGTCGCCTCGCCGAGCAGCTCGTCGCCGAGGGCAACCTGCGCGCCGTGTCCGTCGGGTTCCGGTCGCTCGAGCGCGCGCGTGGTTCCGAGCCGGGAAGCCCAGTGAAACACACCCGCAAGGAGCTGCTCGAAATCAGCGTCGTACCCGTGCCCGCAAACAGCGAGGCGCTGCGCGTGCGGAGCTGGGACGGGCTCACAGAAGCGCTTGCGGGCCTCGCTGACGAGGTGAAGGCCGGGCGCGTGCTCAGCAAGAAGAACGAGACTTTGCTTCGGCAGGCGGCCGAGGCGCTCACGGCGGTCCTGTCGTCCCTCGGGGAT